CACACTTCTAACTCACACAACTCTTTACAAATACTAGCATCATATGATGAAACATCATTTTCAAACAATTTATACTCTGGGACATCAATATGTTGCACTGTCTCAAAATTGTTTGCACCACTGGTGAAAAATATGGGAAATTTATTACTCCATATCTTCTTTACTTCAGCTTGTATACTCATAAAAGCTGGACCAACCAGTGCTATAAACTCAGGTTGCGCTCCCTGAATCAACCGAGGAGGTTTATTGACATAGCCCTCTGGTGTATCATAAAGATTATTTTCACTTTTAATAAATGCTTTCCTTTTTGTAAATTGATATAACTCATTCCTACTGAGTTGTGTGTTCTCTGTTATCCCCTCGCGAACCAATCGCTCGTGGGTTTTTAAAATAATTGCTTTCACCATAGGCGAAGCTTTAGTATTTTTCAAGTAAACCTCCATAGAAACCGCTCTCCGTTTCTTGAGTTTTGGAAACAAATACTTATAATTCGCTTTCACCCATAAGATAAAAGTTTGCATTTCTTCCAAGTTCACTTCTGGTGTTTCTTTCAACGCACGCGCACAAAGTGATGCTTTCTCATTGTGCCATGATGATGCGTACGCCGTCGGTATATATTGTTTATATTTAAAAAATGAGTATTGATATTGTTGTATTTTTTGTTTAAAATTATTTTGAATTAAATTGATTTTACCTTTACCATGTGGAGGTATAATTCCTCTATAATCGATTAATGGTGTTTTGGTAAAGGTATTCCAGAGTCTATTATTATTCCATTTCACTAATTTACTGAAGCTCATTCAAAATTGGAGAAATGCCATATGGGGAAAGTTGGACAACCTGTCCTAACAATCCATATCTATATGGTAACATTCTCAAATAATTTAAAATTAATACTGGAACTCTAACAACAAGGCTCTGACCATATCTTACATGATCATAAAATTCATAAAATGGGAATAGAAATCTAGGTGTCCTAATATTTTTATATAATAAAAACCCTGCACCTAGAACAACCAAACTGGCAACCCCAAATTTGATGATACTTATTCTATTCCGTGCCCAATAATCTTCTTCCTTCCACAGAGATCTACGCCACCATCTTTGTAAATCTATCCTTAAACCAAAGTCTACACCATCATTCATAATGACATTGACATTGATAGGATGCATTCTAGCTGTGAAAGCTACTAAAGGACAATACAATTTCCACAATTCAATACTTTCTACTGGTACTGCTACTTCACGAGTTAATTCCTCATAAAAAGCTAGCAGCAACAAATAAGTTTCCTCACTCCTATCTTTATTCACTAGAAAGGACTTCAATTCCTCTACTAAAACACGAGGAAGTGGAACGTTAATTAATCGGTGAAACCTTCCTTGAACTCGAAAATCCAAATACATAGCATGATTCCACATAATATCTCTATTATGAATTAATGGAACTTCATACTCTTCCAATTGTTCTGGAAGGAAAGTTATCACTCGTTGCAGTCGATGTCTGAGCATACCTGGCAAAGGTTGATCAGCTACGTTAAAATTTGGGATGAAATCATTTACAGGCCAATCATCTTGATCAGCATCTTGCTCTTCCAATTCATTATCTGGTACTACTGGAGCAAGATTGAAGGGATCATGGACACCTTCATTTTGTAATAATAAGATGGGTTGATTACCACCTTCTAAATGCATGTTTCCAATATTAGGAAATAGCTCACGATGACAAATCATACAAGTATTATGATTTACTAACCAGAGTCTTAAACATGCTACGTGATAAGGACCATGTGCGCATCCGGTGTACACTCGGTTTAACCCGATTTCCA